GATGTGATTATTCTAAAAAAATTAGGAACTTTTTGACTATTATTTAAATATTCTACACGATACCCAACCAATTCTTGGGGAACTTCAAATTTATTCCTAAAATCATCTGGAACATCATCTAAATTAACCACAATACCTTTAACATTTGGTAATGCACTTAAAACTCCACAATCATTTATTTTTGTCCTTATTTGGGCTGGTCTTAAATATAATGTATAATAACCAAGTGAGGTAAATTCAGATGCTGGTAATGTTAAATTGTATAATCCACCTAAAATTTCAGTAGGATATTCACTATCAAAATAAGGTTTTAAAATGGTTGTCGCATCCAATCTTTTTTGGGAAATCAAATCAGTCTGATCCCTAGTTGGTGCATATACCATAACTATCTCCACATCTTCTGGGCTAACATCACTAGGTCTAACTGTTCCATATGTACCAATTGCCATATTATTGTATTTTTATTATAAATAGTTTAGTTCTTTATTTATTTGTCAATTTGAAATACCCATATCCATATTTTTCCATATCTTGTAATGTCTTAACTTCACCAAGCCTTTGAACTTTCTCATAGCCTGAATTTTTTCCCCTTTCAACAAATACATTTGAAAAAATCTGAACATCTGAAACTGACTTCATTAATGCCTCATTCTTTGTTATTGGTTTTAGTTGTGCTGAATATTCTGTTAACCCCTCACTATTAGCCTCAAAAGTTGTTATTCCTGATGGATAATCAACATATTTAATATCTTGTATTGTATAGGCTGTAAAACTATTATTTATATTTGTAACCTTACCATAAGGAACACCATCTTTAAACACATCAACACCAACCAAATAACTCTTACTACCATATAATGATAATTCCAATAAATTTGATTTTGTATATCCAGTAACTTTAACATTACCTTCATATAAATAATCATCAATATCAATACCAGTGTCACCAGTAAAAATATAATCATAACTCAAAGGTGTATTCTTCCATGCACCACCACTAGGGGTAAATGTTGCAGTACCACTTGGATTATCATCTTTCTTGTTTTTATCAAAAGGTATTGTTATTGTTTTGTTAATAATATTAGTACCAAAATTATTCTTTTGAGTTAATTTTATTACATAACTACCACTTGTCTTTTGATAGGTATGACACTTACTAATAGTATTCATGCTTTCACTAATACTTTGATCCCCCCAATATACCTTATATTCAGAATCTTTGGTATAAGTTGTTCTAACTGATGTATTATATATACAATATTCATAAGCACTTTTGCCAGAAAAAACAAAATTTAAAACTGTATCTTTTTGCAAAATTGCCCCATCAAATTCTGAATAATATCCAGCATCAACAACATCTTGTGTTAATAATATTGGTATGGTTAATCCTGTTAAAGTTGATGTACCATCAATGCCACCAGTTAATAAACTTGTCATACCAGTATATACACCAAAAGTATTGCCACTATATGTAACTTCTTTAACTATAGATGATAATGATTCTGGGGATATTTTAATTTTATATATCATTACTTTTTAGTTATATACTCAAACCAATTCATTGGATTTTTTTTCACCCCAATCTGGCTTCCATTATTAATATCATAATACTCATAAGTATGTGTACCATAATTTAGATTTAATTTGTAATAAAAATCAAAAATTTCATTTAAATTATACTTATCATTTGTAGGTAATTCTGCTTGACATCTATTTGACATTCTTTTAATTACCCCTGTCTGACCATTAAAAAATGTAGCACTAACATAAAATGTATCAATATTTAGTATATCAATATCTTTCAACCAATAAATAAAAAAACCCTCTGTATTCTCTGTATAATCTAAAAGATATGTTGGGATAATGATATCCCCAGATTTAACTCCATTACTTGCTTGTAAAATTGTTGTTAAATATAATTTTTGAGATTTACTAAAAGGTGAATCATAATAATCCAATTTGAAAAAAGAATTATTGAAATTATTCTTATTGAATTTTATATCATCTGACAAAAAATCATTGCTTGGGGTTAAATATGTTGAATTCCAGTTTAATTTGGATGCCAAATTAACACCATTGTAAAAATTAAAATTTATATTTAAACTATAATCTATTGCCATTATATTAATTTTTTATGCATCTAACTGAATATCCATTATTTTTATCATCACATTGGAAATCCAAATTATCATTGTTATATTTTAATTGAACTATTTTGGCAAAATTAAGAATGCAACCTGTTGTTGTATTTGTCCAAAAAGTACCTGTCTCCCCAAAGAAATTAAAATTACCATTATATACCCTTCTACCCGCTGGATAACCACTAAACCCACTACTATTTGTTGCACCATCATTTGGGGTTTCCCACCATACAGTTCCCTCTGTTTTCATCTTTCCCCCTGAAACACTATTACCCCCCAGATAAGTGGATAAAGTTGTGTAGTCAGCCAATGTGGGGACTCTATACCCAGTTGGACATAAATTTGTTGTTGCATAAAAATTATATAAATAACCAAAACAACTATCAATATTATTATTACCATAAGCACAATAAGCCCCAATGGTTAAATTACTCCAAGTTGTACTATTAGTAACATTTGGAATATCAGCACCAGTATTATACCTTGTTGTTCTTAAATTTTCTGTAAACCAAGTTTGTGTTCCAATAGTTGCTGTACCATAATAATTACCATCATAATCCCTAACTTCTGTATTGCCAGAACAAAAATTAACACTTGTTAATGCCCCACCAGAATCAACATTAAATACAACCCCTTTTGTACTACTAACATACCAACCTGCTGCTAATTTAACCCTATTAGAATCATATAATATATCACCAATCTCAATAGTCTGGGGGGTTCTTTGTGTTGATACATATAACTTATCACAATCCCCCACACAAGTTGTTGGTGTTGTTACACAAAATATAGAAGAACAAGCATCCCCACTAGTTGCATGATTAAACCAACTTAAACAAGAAGGTGTTGGCGCATATATATTAAATTCACTCATATTATGTACAATTTTGATTAAATACAATTAAGTTATTAGATAAATAATATCTTAATTCTGTTGCTGATGGAGTTGGGGTTACAGTTGGAGTCACAGTATTGGTAGGTGTAACTGTTCTTGTTGGTGTTATTGTTGGTGTTACAGATGGTGTTACTGATGTTGTTGGTGTTATAGTTGGTGTTATAGATGGAGTTGGCGTATTACTTGATGTATTTGTTGGTGTGATTGTATTAGTTGGTGTTATACTTGGTGTAATTGTACTAGTTGGAGTGGTAGTAGGTGTGACAGTCCTTGTTGGGGTTGGGGTAATTGTCCTGGTTGGTGTTGGAGTTGGGGTGTTAGTTTTTGATGGTAGGGGAAATCCTTCTATTAATCCAGAATGTGAAAATCTAACTACTTCATAATCAATTACTGCATTGATAGAATTGGTCAATATATCTTCACCATAACTATTTATTGTATCTTGCTGACCAACATTATCAAAATCCAACTTAATGGGTAAACTGATTGTTAAATCATTAAGTTTTGGTTGCAGTAATCTATATTTATTCACACTCATCTACCAATGGTTTTACAATTAATGAAGAAGAATTACCCCCAACATTTGCTGATTTATTTACTTTTTGTGTATAATAGTCATACCCCTCTGGAAACAATTTAAAAACATTGTTAACAAATGGATAGAAAGAATTATTTATAAAAGGATAATTAACCCCATTGTTATTTTCATCAAAAAATCCAACATCATAAATATCCCTCCATCTAAATTGACCATCAACTTTTGAATAGAAAGCATAATTTGGAACATCGTAAGCAAATTTAAAATCAACAGTCTCAATATAATCTGAAAAAACTTTCAAAACCAATTTATTATGTGGCTTATAATAATATCCAGATTTATTATTATCATAATTTGAAACTCTAAAAACTTCATCAGAATGTTTTATTTTATGATATAAATCAGAAATGACTATTTCTTCTTGATTATATTCATTATATTCACAAAAATCACCATCAAGGTTATCATCACTTAATTTAAAATATTTAAATTGATTTTTCTTATCATCAAAATAACTCTCAACATTAATATTTGTATTTGCATTTGATGTTGAATCATCCCACCAAGTATTAACTGGATCTGTTATATTAAATAACCAACCTTTTTTAATAACATCAAAAAAACCAGAATACCCCTTATATACCATTGTTAAGTATATTTCAGTTAATGGTCTGTTTTGATTATCAACAAGCGTTTCAATATTTATATCATTATTTAATATAAAATTATATGAAATATTTGATGTCTTTTTCAAAAAAGAAAATTTATCACCAATAAAACTTAAAACTTTTGATTGGTCAAATATACCCGTTTCAAATCCAGCCTTTGTTGCAACAATATCATTTGAATTTTTAATAACTTTATGTTTTCTAACATAATATTTGGAGATTGTTTCACCACTATTATCAATAGAAATAACCCTTCTTAATGTACCCAACTTATTATCAGAAATATCATTATTAAGTCTTAATATATTTAAAACATATTCTTCTGATCCATATGACCCATCACCAAATGAAAATATCTCATACAATCTAACAACTGAATCAATTTTAATTGCAACACCATCAGTATCAGTTAAATTATGGGGTAATGAACATCTAATTCTAGTTAAATTAAACCCATTTTCAACAATGACATCAGTAACAAATGGTATCCCTTCTTCTGCCACCCAATCATAAAATCTATTACCTATCTTTATATTTAAATTTTGCTTACTATCCCCGCTAAATGGATAAGTTATATAATATTCCCAATTATATTTAAAAGCATTAATTGATTCATATCCAAAAGAATTTGGGACATTTGGTCTAAAGAAATCAAATTCATATGCAGGTAAGAAACCTTTGTCAACATTTGATATTGAAGAAGTATCTTTATTATTAATATTATATATTAATTGTGACTTGTATTTACTATCAGTTGTACCAGAATAAAAATTATCATATATGTAACTAACTTTAAATGTTGGTCTAATATTATATGATTGTGTTTTTTCTTTGTTATATAATTCTTTTAAATCAACAGTAATATCTCTATCAAACTGAATAAGTTCTTTCTGGGTATTATCCAAGTTAATAGCCAATTGTGAGTTAGTTTCATCACCAACTTTATTCTTATATACACTAGGAACAATATTAAATTTATTCATTTAAATATTTTGTTTTAAACTTATCCAAAGCAGATGCTCCCTTCTTTATACCAAAATAAAAATAAAATGGTGCTCCAACTAAAAACCTAGTCTTTTTATTACTATATTTAGTTGCTTGGTTTTTGTCATTATATAAATAACCCCTATCATTATTATATGTTAAAACATTTTCATTATTATAAAAATATCTTTCTTTATTATATGGATTTAAACTATTTTTAAGTGATTCCAAATCTGGTTTAATCCTATCTAAATTTTGATAATTATCTGTGATTATAGTGCTAGTAAACCAACTGTTATCTTGACTACCAAAGAAAAGGTCACCCCCCTTTAATTCCCATTGATAAAACGGCACTATTTGTGATTTAATACCAAAATATTGAGGCTTCAACTCATTATTTAATGCTCTAAAATTAACTCTACCAGGGGTTAAATAATCTTTTAATTGTAAATCATCTTGAGATGATGAATAAAATATTCCAATGACTGGATTATCTTTCTTATCATATTGAATTGATATTTCTGAATTATCACTATTTGTCATTGTGTAAAATTCAGATGAGAATTTATCAACACCAAATTCAGAATTTATTGATAATAATTGACTATAATCACCATCTGTTTTTCTATACTGCCTAGAAAATAAATCATTAATATTTTTTAAATTTTTAATGAAATTACCGTTAGTTATTCTACTAATAGCAAATAAATTAAGAATATCTGAATTATCCCCATAACTTGTTGGTTCTAATTTATCTAATACAAAAGAATAATATTCAAAATTATCACTATTATAACCATACAATGAATTTTTATAACCCAAATCCATTATTGTTGTTGGAAACATTAGATTTTTAACATTTTCTTTATTCATAGTCCTACCAACAAAACTATTATTATTTTTAGAGAAAGGTGAACTACGATAATAAAAATTAGTTGTTTTAGCATCAAAATATATTAAGTCATTACAATATGATTCATCATCAATAATTGCTTGGTTTTTATTATTATATTTAATTTTGGTTTGTATTGGAAATGCAAATAATGATCCATTTACCCAATTATTAACAAAAACTTCTGATACAACACCCCTACATAAAGCATAAAAATATCTGAATCTATTTACCCATTCATTATATGTTCTTAAATCTTTTGGAATATCTAATATTGGTCTTTCTACAAAAGTATAACAACCATTTGTCACTGGGTCATTTTCAGCACATTTAGAATCAACCTGAAAACTTGTACCCCTACCTGTATAACAACCTAAACTAACCATATTATTACAAGTATTAAGTGTTGTTAATAAATTTTCAGTCATAGTAAATCCAGAGAAATCTTGGGGGGAATACCCAGTATCACTTTCTGGTATTGGATTATCTGCAAATTGTTGGTTGCCAACAATTTCATATGTTGCAAATCCTAAATTCTGCTGTAAGGCTGCTGCTTGACCATTTTTAATATAATATGTATTAACTGTACTAGAAGACCAAGATGCCCCATCCAAATAATCTGACGTGGGCAATCTATCTGTTCTAAATATTGTTTTATTATTAACAAATAATTCACTAAAATAATTATTATCCCCAAATGATGCTTGTGTTCTATATGTATTATTATATGGTTCCTCACCTCTCAATAGTCTTTTTATAAAATTACTTTTCTTATTATTTGCAATCATATTTAAACCAATATAATAAGTTGAAATATTCAATAAATTATCTGACAAATCATACCCATTTGTTGGATAAAAAGATTTCCCATCAATTTTAAATGAAATTGGTCTCTTTAATAGATTACTCCTATCAACTTGTACCCCTTTTAACTTCCCAGCAAAAGAATTTGAAAAAATAAATTCCTTGGGGTTCACACTCTCATCAATTATATTCCCAGAATAATAACCATGTGTATTTGTCCTAAATGAATATGCTTGATTTGTACCAAATCCTATACTATTATTTATGGGTTTCAAAAAATATGAATCAAACATTATTTCATTTGAAACATTTGTTTGTTGAACTGAATATGTTTCTAGTGGCTGTATTGGAATATTTAATCTTGTCTTTGTTTTTACACTTATTTGATTGCTATTAAAACCAAATAGCCTTCCTAAATTATAGGTATTCTCATAAAGTGGAGAATAGGGGTCAACCCCCCTCTGTAATATTAAAACATACTGATTTTCAATATCATTAAAATAATTTATAATCCCATCATTTCTTGAAATCTCTGAAAAAATTTCATCCTGCCAATAATCCAAATTTGGATTATTCCCTTCAGCATGATCAAAAATTAAATTTGTGGCTCTAGGTCTTAAACACTGCCAATTAAATGACCCATCTGCTGAACTTGCAACTTGATTAGATTTACTCTTAAACTCACTTACTGTCATACCTGTTACAACTTGATAAAACTCAATATCTGCTGGAAACAAATATTGATTAATATCAACACCATATGGTAATACATATTTTGTTTCTAATGAACTTTTAGCATCTGATGGATTAGCATATTTAACAACTATTTCAGAATTCTTTGTTTCTGCTGATATTTTTGTTGTTGCAGTATAACCCGATATGTAATTAATATCTTTTGATTTATCAAAATTCAAAAATGTTAATAGTGTACCAGATTCTCTATTTTCACTAGCAACTATAATTAAAACATTATCACTATGTTGCACTTGATTGCTATTACTAGCAAATGTAACATCAATTCTTGTATTACCTTTAAAATAATTCTCCCTATTATTAAATTTATTAATTCTTTCAGCAGGGGGCAAACCAATAGCCACCGCAGCAACTTGTGCTCTATTTGATGGCATCAAATATATATTTGAAAATAATGCCCTAAATCTATATGGTTTATTAATGTCAAAAGGTTGTCCAATATATGCTTCAGTTGATAATGAAACTATATTATCCAAATCAATCAATAACCTTTCTTTTAAATTTGGTCTATAATTTTTCTTTATTATTGTCTCAACCTTAGATGTCACTGCATCTCTATATAACATAGGATTTGCTAATTGTGATACTAACCCTCCAGTGGGTATTCCACTATCTGACAACTCCATATCATTACCCCCACAATCACAAAGTTCACAATCTGGATATGTTATCATAGGTAAATTTAATTTTTGGAATTTAAAATTCTTAACTTCTTTAAATGCTTTAAAAAATCTAACTGTTGCTGCCACAACTATTCCACCTAATGTAGCAAACCCTAATATCAAACCAACCGCAGGGAATGATGTTGCTGCTTGAACAAATAAAAATGCTGATAAAATAGGTAATGCAACAGCAATAGCATAAGTTAAAGGTACAGCAAATAAATTCCATAAAAATTTAACAAAATGAAATACAATTAAAAGAACTCTACCTGGTGTAGAAAATAAAAGGAATAATATTGAAAATAGAAAATATAGAAAATCAAAATTCCTAACCCCATCATTAACTGGGTATTTATTAATTGTAGCATCACATGATGTATCTGCAATTTCTTTAATCCCAATAAAATTACCTTTACTACTACCACCTCTATATTGGTCAATTAAACTTGATACTGTATAAACTTTATTTGATTTAAATTCATAAAAAGTATCCTCACATTTTATTGCTGCATCACTATTTGTATAACCAGACCAATCCAATCCAAAATAATATGAACCAGCAAGTTGATTTTTATTATCATCATTAGAATTCATTGGGTCAATAGTGCCAGAATTATTCCATCCATATTCTTTAATATTTGGCACAAGAAAATATGCTCTTTTTGTTTGTTCACTTATCTTTGTGGATTGTTCCCATTTAATTTTAAATCTATATTTACCTTTTGTTGGTATTCCTATGCTTGGGTCATTTGTTATTATCTTATCTCCATTCTCATTTGTAATAACATATTCTAAATTCATAGGTAATTCAACAACCCAAGAACCATCTGAATCAATAACATTACCTACTCTATATGTTTCTAATATAGGCAACCCTTTTTCATCTTTATTTAATGTTTGTCTTATTGCTAATATACTACCAGGACCAGTTTCTAACCCACATAAATTACCAAAATCATCTTTTGGTTTACAATTTGAACGTATTCTTTTATTTGATGCTGTACTAAATATTGACCCAATAAATATTGCAGTTGGTTGTATATCAATATTTAAATCATCTCTTAAATCAAAATCAGACCTATTAATAGAAGAATCACAAGTTTCAGGATCCCCCCATAATGGTGAAATGGTAATACCTTTTGTTATTGATACAATTTGGGGCAAAGAACTTAAATCTGTTGATTGTTGATATTGATTATTATCAAATTGCCCCTCAGTTGCTATACCCATTCTTATCAAATCTTGGGGTGTTAATGAATATTCCCCCATATCTGATAAATCCAAATCCATTAAAATGCTATAACTACCAACTGGTACACCAAATATCATATAATCCCCACTTGAATTTGTTTTTACTGTATATTTGTAATACTTCTCATAAACCTCAATGGCTTGACCATCAAACATAACATCATCAAGTGAGGGGAATGTTCCAGTTGCTACATGCCCGGGGTATGATGGTTGATATGGTAATAAATTATACCTATATCCATCTTCATTCTTTTCTGTTATAGTCTTATATGGGTATATTGATGTAATGAACTCATTATCAGAATCTTCATCACTTAATGGAATAAAAATTGATACCCTAGCATTTGGAATACCAAAACCATTATTTGCTGTTACCCTTCCAACAACAACACCATAATTGGCACAGTCTAATGTGTATACATCAGATTGTCTTATTTTAAAAGATAAAATTTCAAGGAATTCAATATTTTGATCCAACTGAAAATTGACAATTTTATCTCTACCAATTTCAGTTCTAATTCTAAAATTATTTTGCATTATATTCTTTATTGATTAATAAATATTTTATTATAGATTATTTATAACTTATAAAGAATATTGCAATAAAATAAATAAATTAACCTATTGTTAAACCATTATTTGTCTTCACCTTAACTCTAATGTCTTTTTCTGGATATCTTATATGATATATTTCATTTGGTTCAGCAAAAATAGTTTCATCAATTGCAGCAATAGTTCTGTTTGCAGCATTTGAATATGGCATTGATGTTTCACCCCCAGAATAATTACCCCCAACTTGATTGGTGAAAACCAAATCAGATACTGAAATTACCCCATTTAATTTTTGAATACTACTCTTTATTTCAGATACATTAATGTCAGCACCTAACTGAATGCTTTGTGGAATAAAATATCCATTAATTGTTGAAATTACATTATTTATAATATCTTTTGATGTGAAGCCTGGGGGTATTGTAATTGAAGCCTCAACACTAACATCAATCACTTTTGCTGATGATACAACAATATAATCATTTATCATTCTATAATTTGATAAATAATTTGCAATATTATCTGTTAAGAATTTTGAATTATCTGAAATTAATTTTCCACTTGAATCATAAGATAATACAAGAATCTGGATTTTATTGTCCACTTCTTGAACTGCAACCTTTGCTGGTGACCCAAATTGAGATGGCATATTCCTAATAATTGCCTCATAATCATTAATTGTTACTGCTCTCTTTTGTGCTGCAAAATTAAATGATACAAAATTCCTAACTTCTTCTGTTGTTGGTAATCCAGCACCACCAATGGCTGGAAATAAATTATTAACCCTTAATGAATTAATAACAGAAGATTCTTGTGCTGGATTTCCAGCATTTATTCTAAAAGAATTAATTCCAATTTGATTAATAGTATTTGGTCCTAAATTTGTATTCAATCCACCCCCAACTCTATATTGAACAAATAACGTACTATTAGGTTTTAATGTTCTACCCAATGAAAAATTATTCAAATAATTTTGTAATGTTGGTAATTGACCTGTTGTGGTAAATTGATTTAACTGCTCCAAGGCTGTATTCACCCCATTACCAAATGTTAATTTCTTAAACCCTTCTGGGGTAAATTCACTCACAAATCTATTATCTGTCTGAATATACTTACCAACCTTTATACTAGCATTTCCTGTGTCTTTTGTTGGGTCAATGATGAAAACCCTATCCTCTGCCAAAGAATCAACCTCATACCATTTATTCGTGTCACTTATGAAATCTGAAGATGGGGGAATTGTATTTATTTGACCATCTTTAAGTAAAACACTTGTTATCCCCAAAACATTCTTATCTGGTAAAAATAATTCAAAAAATGGTCTAACATCAGATGCTGTTATAACCCTCTTAAATACTTTTGTAACACCATTAATAACTGGCTCACGTTTTGTTAATGTATAGTTAATAACAATATTATTTAATTTATTTGGTATAACTGTTCTATTTGGGACACCTTGACCATCATAATCAGATGAAAAATCAATATCATTTATTGTTTCAAAAATAACACCATTACCCAAAACTTGTGCACCCCTTTCAAGAACACCAGCATATGTTGCATCAGCTTTATCACCAAATGCTGGAACAGTTATTGAAAAATCACATAAAGTTAAAGATGGTCTTTGCCCAGGTATTTTTAATCCATAGGTTCTTGCAATATTATATATTGATGACTTTTGTTGTGCATATTGTAAAACAGTTTCTTGCAAACTTCTATCAATATGGTAATGCAAATTATCTGCTACTGCCGCATTCAAATCAAGGAATACAGAAAATATTGAAGCATCATTAAAATCATTTATTAAATCAGGATAATAAGCCTTAACATAATTTAATAATTCTGTTCTTATGCTTTGAAAATCCCTAACACCATATGATATTTTTCTATCTGACATATTATATATTTATTATAACAAATTCACTACCAGCAAAACTATTATTGTTTGTGGTATATTCTATTTTTATTTTTGCAGTATTTTGGTATGTACCATTGCCTGGGGAACGATAAACTTTATCTCTTGAACTTAACCCAATATCACTATCACTTAATCTTGTTGATTGAACTTCTTCATCTTGATTTAATGGCTCAATGGTTATTTTATTTATAACTAAATTTGGTATGTATCTGGCAATTGATTCCCTAATATCAGTTTCAATAACATCAAATGAAACAATATCCAACGGTTCAAATAAAAATTCATATAACCTTGTACCAAAATCTGGTAAATAATATCTACTACCTTTTCTTGTTAATAGTAAATGCAATAAAGATGCCCTAATCTCATCTGATGCACTCTCTGTCATTTTAACAGCATCACCCCTTAACGATGTATCAAAAGGGAAATCAACCCCATATGTAAAACCTTCTGCCATTATATTGCATTTTTATATAAATATACATTTTTAACAAATTTGAAATACATTTTAATTTATTGTATATTTATATAAAAAAAAATTATGAAAAAAATAAGATTAACAGAAACTGGTTTAACTAACCTAATTGAAAAAATTGTTGAAGAAAAAGGAAGTGAAGGTCTTTTTATGGACTATCATAAAGAAAGTAAAGCAACAACTGGTAAAAAAGCAATATCCATGATTAACAAAATCATGGATAAACTTTCAAAAATGAAAGATAAATTTGAGAATACTAATTTTGCATTTAGTAAATCTGATTTATCAAAACTTGAAGATTTTTACAATACATTGAGTGGAAAATAAAAAAGAAAAACCCCCAATTCTAAATTAATAGGTTGGGGGTTTTTTATATAACAAATTGTATCAAATCTATGATTCACAACTCACACACTCATTTATATTCCTTGCAAATGATTGTGCTGAACTCTGGCTAAACTGATAATAAAGCGTCTTAACACCCTCTTCATGTGCATATAGATATAATTGATTTATATCCTTTGCTGGAACTGATGGATGTATCATCAAATTTAATGACTGTGATTGGTCAATGAATTTTTGCCTCTGTGCTGCTTGTAATATCAATTCTTTTGGTGATATTTCAATAAATGATTTAAACACCTCTTTTGTGGGGAAATCCAAATGCTGGACCGATCCATCTTTCTTTAAAATACTTTCCCAGGTTTCTGGTGTATTTAAACCATACTTTTCCAATTCAATTTCCAAAAATGGATTCTTATAAATTGTTTTTGATTTTGCCAAATCTTTAATAAAATAATTTGATTTGATTGGCTCAATACCCATACTTACCTGCCCTAGAATAAATGAACTTGACTTGGTTGGGGCAATAGCAATTAGTGTTGTGTTGGCATAACCCTCTCTTAAACATTCATATCCCTTCTCTTCATATAAATATTTTGAAGCCAATTCAGATTTTTCTTTAATTGTTTTAAATATTTGATGATTTAATTGCTTTGCCATCAAAGATTCAAATTGAATTAATTTTGATTGGAATAATGAATGATAACCCAAAACCCCCAACCCAATTGCTCTATGTTGTGATGCAAATCTATTAGCCCTTTTCATACCAGCCATTTTACCTGATTTCAATATAAATTCATCCATAACTGCATTTAAGAACATAGTATAAACCTCAATTGCATCAGTCTCAATTATCTCATCCCAATGAAGTAAATTTAATGAACCTAAACAACAAACAAATGAATTTAATGAATCTGTCGGCAATTGAATTTCGGAGCACAGGTTACTTGCAGTTATCTCCATACCCAACTCTTTGTAGGGGGAATTATTATTTGAATTATCCTTAAACATAATATATGGGAAACCAAACTCATTACGTCTTTGAATAATCTTTGCCCATATCTTTCTCTTACTTGGATTACCGCCCTTCATATCATTAATCCAATTATCTGTAACCGTAATACCATATTGCAAATTCTGGATTGGATTGCCCTCTGTTCCAATATCAAGAAACTCCATAATATCCTCATGTTCAACTGGCAACCAAACCGCACATGCACCCCTTCTTGCCTCTGATTGCTTGCAAACGTCAACTACTGTGTCATACACCCTTGCATAATGAACTGGTCCATCTGCTGTACCACCTGTTGATATTTTAGTTCCCCTTGCTCTAATATTACCCAAATAAGCACTAGTTCCACCACCATATTTTGACATCATACCAATTTCCCTTCCAGCATTCAAAATACTGTCCAGAGTATCATCAATATTCGACCCATAGCAGTTGTGAACAACTACTCCTGACACACTAAAAGAATGGTCTTCTTCAACTGTAATATCATAAACATATTCATTATGTGTTTTTTTAGATAAAGAAAATGGGCAAAATCTTAATTCATCAAAAATAATGTTAGAATCCTTGTAATTCCTATTTAGTGATATTTTTTTATCATCTTTATAATAAGACACTCTATATACATATTTAGTAGTTGCTAACTTCCCAGCCTTTTCTTGCATTTGAAGTCCAACAAAATACCCACTTCTAAGAGACAATTCGTAAATTGACATTGCTAACTTTGGGTTTGATATTGTAAAATATTTATGATTTGATGATTTTTTCCCGTCTCCATCATAAAATCCTTTTACAAATGCTTCAAGTATTTTTTTTGGTAATTCTTTAACCCAAGGTTTAATATTTTTTGTTTTACAAGAATTACCAAATTCAGACTCAAAGTAAGCACCCAAAATAGTTGAACTTATGTTGCAATTAATCCAACTATTTTCTTTACCATCTCTAAAAACTACTGATTTAGCAATACTGCCGTTAAGTCCTGTTTTATCTTTAATTATTTTAAGAAATCTATCTACTTTATCTTCTTCATTTACATTCATGGTTATTCTAATACCAGTAGGTTTTCCTTTATTTGTTGCTAATGATCCTTCTGCAAACCACAAACCAAGTGCCCAAGCAAAATCTTCATCAACTTCTATATCCAAAACAGAGTTTGCAATATACATCCCGTTTTCATTTTGAACAGGTGTTTTAAAATTAATTTTATGGTTTTTTTCAATATGCTCTATAAAGTAGTTGGTGGCTATATAATGTTTTTTATCATCAAGTTCATCTACTCTTACCCATCCAAGGTTTGTTAAAACAGGGTGATTACCAGTTATTTTAATAGGAGTTAATCTTGTTTGCACTTTTAATTCAAAAATATCATTATCAGACATTCGTACTTGTTTGTTTGTTACTTTACGATATCTACCTTTATGTGTTAAAACTAAATCCCCAACTTCTATATCTTTAATTTGTTTACCACCTTCATCATAAGTATTTATCCATGAATCACCTGCTAAACAACTAATGGGCAAACCCTTTTCTTTACCAAAATTAATCCATACTGGTGTAGAAAGGCTATAAAAACCCCTTGCCATATAATCCTCAAACTTATCAGCAAACCCATCAATTTTTAAATATTCTTCTGCTTTATTTGCAATATCTTTAATCCTTTGCTCGGGGGTCTCATTTATATACCCCCTTGATAAGAAAAGCCTACTCTCATCATTTAACCAATAATATTTTTCTTTATTCATTATATTTGTTTTTTAAAATAAATCATCTTCTGTTATACTCTTGCTTTTTTTATTGTAATCCACCGATTTTTTATAGAAGAAATCCCCCTCCTTTGTTGATAAAATCTCCACATCAAACCATAATGTCTTCTCAATCTCTGTAAAATCAACCTCAAATACTGGCTTCATTCCAATTCTATTTAATGAATTGTTAAATCTATTTTGAATGAAATGTTTAATTGTATCTTTTGATAAGAAACTTAACTCTCCATGCTCAAATATCCAATCCAATATTCCACATTCAGCAGCATATGCTTTATGGCAAGCAGAAACAATCAGTTGCTCAAATTCGTCATCAAACCATTCTGGATTTTCTTCCTTAATAATATTGATAAGTTCTGATCCAAAATTACCGTGAATTTCTTCTTCCTTTGAAGTCGCCTCAACCACATTTGAAATACCCTTGAATAAATTCTTCTCCTTGTTAAAGGACATCATAATCAAGAACTGGCTAAATAAACTCACATGTTCAATAAACAATGAAAATAATAATACAGACTTTGTGTACATTTTATTCTCTTTGCTCCTTGTCCCATCCAAATATTTTGATAGATAACTAATTCTATTCTTTATGGCAGGAATTTCAATAACTGTCTGAAACTCATTTTCCAACCCAAGAATTCTTAATAATTGTGCATAAGCATCTTTATGTCTTACTTCCGAATTTCCTGAAATTAAAACTTTATCATTATATCTAGTTACAATACACCCACTTGGGACTGTAACACAATAAATATTACCATCATAATCCTCAATAGTTGGTTTATCAGTTATAGAAGAAAAGGTGTTAGTGTTTACAAAACTAATAGTATAAACATCTTTATCATTAGTTATATTAACTGCATACCCAGCAAAAATACCTATAACTTGCAACTTATCTGCATATAATTTACTAATAGTTTGGTACTTAATAACATTATCACCATTCTGATTCTCACTATCAAGTTTAAACGCCCCTACTTTTGTTAATTCATTAATAAAAGAATTACACCACTTTTCAGATTTATCTGATAAATCAACCCAATCATAGTTTCTAATATTAATTTTATCCTCCAAACTCAATTCATCAACACCCTCATTAGCAAATTTACCAGAAAAAGGTAGTCTCATATCACTAGTAAAAGCATTAATATCCTTAATAACCTTCTTTATAATATCACCATACCTTGTCTTATAATAAATGTTATGGTTGGGGGTAAGTAATGCACTATAAGTTTGGTTCTCAATCCTGTGCATTTTTCCCTTGTAAGGTTCATTTATAACATTACTTGGTAAAACAGATGTCATTGTATTGGTTTCTAAATCATATTGAATTACTTCTGTATTAGTATCAATATCTTTAAAGTTAACCCAACCTTTTGGTGTTAGTATTTCAGTTCCCTCACCATGACACTCGGCAAATGTCATACCAACGTCACCAATTTCAGTTATGGGCATTCTCTTATATAAGTCAGCCCAGAATGTTTTGACATTAACCTCAATTTGTGCAATTGCCAACATTGTTCTTTTAATAACCTCACGTTCCTCATGACTTATTTTTGTCCGATAATCGTCAATGTCGGTTGTGAAATTGAATTCGTCATGTATCCAGTATGAGTGCCTAATTGCATTCTTATACGCTAATAAGGATGGATATTCATAAGGCAAAATATTTACCCTCTTTTCAAAAATGTTCTTCATATTCCTTTTTTTTATTTGGTCAAGGTGAACTACCCAGCCACAAATTATGGATGGGCTTCTGAAATATAATTATTCAGAATTTTAGAAGTTTCATAGGTTGTGCCAACTTTATGGGTTGGTCTTATTTCACCTCCACTTCTGTAATCGTCAGTTCCTAACGATATTATTTTAAATCATTTTGGCACATCCAGTTAAGGTAGGCTATGATTATTTTTTTTACTTTTATGATTTTACGTTAATTAAGCTTTTAATTAACAACCAAAATATCAAAGAACATTATTCTTTACAAATATATCTATTTTAATGAAAAAATATAGAAATATTATTTTTTTTGGCCTTTAATAAATATAAAACCAGAAAATAAAAGTATTCAATTTTAATTATAAAATCAATTTTTTATAAAAAATTATCATTGCTATTTTTCTTAACCAATAACTCCTTAATTCTTTCTTTCTTACGTTCTACTTGTTGTTCTTCAAATCCTAGGAATGTTGCCGTTGTATCGGTATCAATTTCAAGCATTTCATTATCAAACTTGCAATTCTCAAATACTATACCATCTTTTCC